GGGCCTTTGCCTATGTCAGGGCGGAACTGGACGCAAAGATCAAGCTGGTGTTTGCCAATGACAACAGCAAAGAGCGCCCAGAGGAGAGCATGGCGGCGCGCGTTGTGAACTACATCGACCCGGAAAAGGGGGCTACCACGAGCGTCCTGGCAAACCGGATGCGGACAAAGGCGGAAATCCTGACGCCTATTTTGCGGAAAATGGAGAGCGCCGGAATGATCCGCAGCGAGGAAGGCAAGCGGGCGCGAAAAGGCGTCAAACCGACGATCTGGCACCTTTCGGGGTGACGGGCCGAGTTTTACACATGAGTTTTAAACGCCCCAATAAGTTTTAAAGCGTTGATATTTAAAGAGAAAACTGCTAGCCACACACATGCGCAATGTAGCCCTAGTATAGCAGTATAGGAGCCATAGGACACACAATGTAGAGTTTACCCCCTAGGGGGGTCTGGGCCTTTCAAAAATCAATCTCTATCATAATAATATATTGTATATAACTCTAATTCCATAGCCTTTTCAAAGGCTTCCATCTTACACGGCGTGTATCTAAGGCGTGTACGATTGTTTATGATTTTTGGGGGCGTTTTTTGTCTTGCATACAGACGCAATGTTATTATATTGTTTTGTACACATGCAGAAAGGACACATGATGATTTCACGGCAAGACATAATTTCCGGCTTTCAGCCAAGCGAAGTTTCGGACACGCTTGAAGGAAAGGCGCTAAACTACATCAAGAGCGCAGGCGACAAAGGCATGAGCCAGAAGGTTCTTCTTAACAGGATGAGGGGGTATGAGCTTTGGGAGGAAATCGCAGAGGCCACTGCAAACCTCGTAGAGAGGGGACGCGTCACCGCGATGCCAATGAAACGCACTAGGGTTGATGGTTCCAACTGTGTTCTAGTTTTCGTCAAATAGCGCTTGCATCTAAACCCGATACAAGCAATACTATTTCTTGCGCGGCCCCTGTTTGGATTGATCCCCAGACGGTCAAGACGGTCTCCCTCGTTTCCGGGCCGCGCACTTCACACAAGGGAGGACGGGAGTTGAAAATGACAGATCAAAAATGGCAACCAATCGAAACCGCGCCGAAGGATGGGACTCGCGTACTCCTGTGGCGCGGACACCCGAAGCTCGGACTTTGGGGCGAAGTGGTAGCCGCTGAATGGCATGATGGGGAGTGGCGCTGGCCTGACCCGCACAAAAATCCAAGCGTTTACGGCGATTGGTCATATGACGATCTGATCGAAGGATACGCGGCAACAGAGAATTTCACCCATTGGGCGCATATATTGCCACCACCCTCGGAGGCCGCACAATGACACCAGCAGAAATCACCCAAAGGTTCCTCGCCGCGTTCTGGGATGCAGCAACAGAAACCGCAGTCACCCTATCAGGACAGGAAGCAGCCGACCGCAGCGGCCTCGGCGTCAATCGCGCAGGCAAAGAAGCACAACGCCAGCAAGCCGCCGCAATGTTCAAAATCGACAAGTCAAAAGCAAAAACAACATACATCCCACAGCCCAAAGCCGAAGGCCTCATTCGCGCGGCATACACAAGCCACGATCACGCAACCGCAACCGATAAAGCCTTCCTCTGGGCATTCCACCGCAAAGGCCGGGGCGAGTTCGTCCCACTGACCCACAAGGAAATCGCAACAGCCATGCGCCGGGAGCCAAAAGAAATGGCCCAAATCATCGGCGGGCTTCTAAGCGCAGGCTATATCACCACAACGGCCAAAAACAGCATTTCAGCAATCTACGATGTGACGCCAAAAGGCCAAGCACATGCCCACACACTCAAAGGCGCGCCAAAGCCAAAGCCGATCAAAGCCCCGCCGCCGAAAGTGGAAGCCGCGCCGATCATCCGCACCCAAGCCGATTACGCCGCCGCACTGGCCAAAGCCGCAAAGATCGAAAACGCCGCAGCTTACAAAGCCGGGACAATCCAAACCTACAATTCACAAAAACCAACCGGAACGACCATGACCCAGCTTCAAGCCCGCGTTCTGGCCGCAATCGAAAACGCCGGGGGTGAGTTCACCGCAACATCCATCGCCGCCGCAATCGAAAGCAACCGCCCACAAGTCGCAGTCGCAATCAAAGAACTGCAAAACAATGGCAAACTCTCAAGCTACCGCAAAACAAGAGGCACATATGCCGCTCAGGCTTCACCAGAGGCCCAAGAAGGCACCAAGTCGGAAATTTCCGACCCACCACAGCCAAAAACGAAAGTTCGCGTTGTAGAGGCCTATTTGACGACAAACCACAGCGCCGCAGAAAACGCCCACGTCAACCGCATCAGCCTCCCCGCAGAAACCTGGGCCGCAGAATGACCATCTACCAACTCCGCGCAATGGATCACGCAATCGCCACAGGCGACATCGACACAATCCGCAAGATCTGGCCCGCGATCAAAACCCACCTCAACCTCAAGGCCGACTATGCCATCCCGGCGCGGCCAATCAATCAGGAGTAACGCACATGGACCTAACGAAAATCGAAAAGCCGTTCGGGCTTCTGGACGATGAAACGAAGGCGGCTTTGCAGGCCCACGGCGGGCCTTATGAGATGTTTGCGGGGTTTGGGTGGCGTGAAGTCACCCCGTCATGGATGAAAAATCTTACATACCGCGCCAAGCCCCAACCGCCCCGCAAAACAGTCTACCCGTGGGGTGCGCTGGACGACCGCATCAAATGGGCTGCGGTGGATGGATGGGGCGATCTTTGTCTAGCTGAACGCAAAATGCACCCTAATGACCCATCTTGGGTAAACGCAGAGGACGCGCTTGCTGGCATCATCAAATTCCAACGCGGCGATGAGCCTTGGCAGGAAACCCTCCAATGCCGCCCCGGATATGAGGGGGATGAATGATGTACCTTGATTACCGATTTCTCATCCCAATCCTACCGCCATTCGTATTCGTGGGCGCGGTCAGGCTTCTGTTCCGGTTGGCAGGCGCAGAGATTACACGCCCCGATCTGTTGGTGTCAGCGGGCCTGATTGTCGGCCTTTTTGGGGCACTGATTGCAGCCGTTCTTCTCTTTTTTAGGGAAGATATTGGCGGCTTCTGGATTGGGGGTCGCAAATGACCCAGCCCGAAATCATCATCGCCACGCTCAAAATAGCGCAGGATAACCGCCTCACCATCGATGACCTAATCCAATCCGCCGAAATCGCCGCAACCGTCCAAGGATGGAAAGACGCGGTAGCGGCATGGGTGGAGGTCAACAAATGACCAGCACCCTTATCGCAGCAGCAGCGTCCGTTTTCTGGGGCGGAACAGGCGCAACAATCACCGCCGAACAGCCCACGGGCCACGTTGCAACTGTCCATTGCCGCAATGAACTAACCCAAAGCATGAGCATCACAGAAGGCGAAATCAGCATCAACGGCCTAACCGTGCAAGTGCGCGTTTACCACCAGCCAGGCGACCAGCCAGACCGCTTCGAGGTATCACCGCCCGAAGGCTATATCGCAATCCCGCGATACATCTACGTCAACGAACACGAAACGGAAGAAATCCGCATCTTTGAAATTGAAGGCATGGTTGCCGGATAACCCCACGCCCTGACTGACGGGCTAAGTCAGCGGATTATGCGGAGAGTGCCGGGGAGGTCATGTAGCCCCTAACCCCGCAAGCGCGGCAGAGCCTCCATTCCGGGCCGAGGCCGCGCAACAAAACAAACGAAACAAACGAAAGGAAAACACAATGGAATTCATCGCACTCTGGATCTTCTTCGCAATCCTCGCAGGCGTCATTGCCGACCGTAAAGGCCGCAACCCCATCGTTTGGGGCATCATGGGCCTCATGTTCGGCATCTTCGCCGTCATCATCGTCGCCGTCATGGGCGAGGCGAAAACCGACCACTAGTAAAACAGGCGCAAAACGCCTATAATGTGCAAAATATCAGCAAAATGAGGGGTTCCCTTATGAGGGAAGGCAGCAAAGACTATGAAGTCGGAAAGGGAAAGCCGCCAAAACACACCCGTTTTGGACAGCCAAACGGCAACCCAAACGGCAAAACATCAGAACAAAAGCGGCTTGAATATGCCAACGCAGAAGCCGCAATGCGCATTCGGGCAAGAGCGCTTCGGGCTGTAGAGGCAAAGCTTGAAGAAAGCGATACAGACGCCGCAATCGAATTGCTTGTTGAAGCCGCAATGCTGAAACTCCTCAAAGACAGCGAGGATAGGGGCCTAGGTTCGCCAATCCAAGACATCAGGTCAGGCGATGGCAGCATGACGCCCAAAGACCACTCAAGCGCCGTGCTGGACGCGATCAAGGCAAAACATGCCACTAAGCCCGAATGAGGTTGCAGACCTTCGCACCGATCTTCTGGCATTCACGCGCCATATGTTCAAATCAAGGCGCGGCGTTGATCTAAAGCCAGCGCCGCACCACTCAATCGTATGCAACGCCCTAGAGCGCGTGGTCGCCGGATACTGCAACCGCCTCATCATCAACATCCCACCGCGATCAGGCAAAACGGAAATCGCCGTAAAGAACTTCATGGCGTGGTGCATGGGCAATTTCCCAGACAGCGAGTTTATTCACGCCAGCTATAGCAAGCGACTGGCTACCACAAACACATGGGAAACCCGCGCGATAATGCAGCACGAGGCTTTCGCAGATGTATTCGGGGCAACGCAATTCCGCGACGATAGCAACGCCAAAGATGAATTCCGCACCAGCGCCGGTGGCATCGTCTACGCAACAGGCGCAGAAGGCACGATCACCGGATACGGCGCTGGCAAAATGCGGGATGACTTCGGGGGGGCAATCATAATTGACGACCCGCATAAGGCAGGCGAAGGCAACAGCGACACAATGCGCCAAAACGTGCTGGATTGGTTTTCCACTACAATGGAAAGCCGCGCCAATAACAAGCCAAACACGCCGATCATTATCATCATGCAGCGCCTGCACGAAATGGACCTGAGCGGATGGCTCCTGAGTGGCGGCAACGGTGAAAAATGGGATCACCTAAATATCCCGGCAATTACAGACGATGACGAAAGCTTCTGGCCAGATCAATTCCCGCTTTCCGAATTGCGCCGAATGGACGCCGCAAACTCCTATGTTTTCGCGGGCCAATACATGCAGCGACCTGCCCCGCTAGGCGGTGGCGTATTCAAGGATCACTGGTGGCAGTATTACGACATATCCCCGCGCATTGAATGGCGGGCGATCTATGCTGACACCGCCCTAAAAACAAAAGAGCAAAACGACTACAGCGTTTTTCAGTGCTGGGGCAAATCCACCAGCGGGCAAGCCGTGCTACTCGATCAGATCAGAGGCAAATGGGAAGCGCCGGAACTGCTAACCCATGCCCGCGCGTTCTGGGCAAAGCATCGGGCAATCCAAGCGCAAGGTGCATTGCGCAAGATTGATGTGGAGGACAAGGCAAGCGGGACTGGCCTAATCCAAACGCTAAAGCGCGAAGGCATCCCTATCATCGCCAGGCAGCGGAACATAGACAAGCTAACCCGCGCCTATGACGCCGCGCCATTCGTTGAAAGCGGCAATGTCCTATTGCCACGCAACGCGCCGTTTCTGTCTGACATACTGGCCGAGGCGTCCGCCTTTCCAAACGCCGCGCATGACGACACGCTAGACCCGCTATTTGACGCCGTGTCGGATAT